CATGGCTGAATTTGTCGATACAGGTTCTGTTATTGGGACGGTCATAGGTTATGCTGCGACCGGAACCCTGATTGGTGCAAGTCGAGGCGGGCTTATTGGAGCGGCTGGTGGATTTTCTGAGGGATTAGGTTGGGGAATTGGAACATACATTAGTCAGAGATTTATGCCTTACGCCACCATCCAATAGCTTACGTTTCTAGATTCTAAGTTAATTTCCTCTGTGAACTCATGATGCTTTGTGGGCACCATGATTTTTGGTGCCCACTTTTAACGGTGATAAAATGAACAAGTTTAAAGCGATAATGATTGCACTTAATGTTTCTTTTGAGTCGTTTATTTCATCAGCCCTTTTAGAGGAACGGGTTAGCAGGCTACGGATAAAAATTGTTTTATTTATTGTTTCTATTCTTATTTTTTTATGCGTTGTATTTACGGAGATGGATGTTTCTTCCTTCGGTGTTGGAGGGTTGGTTATACTTGGGAGCATTTATTTAGCAGTTTTACTCTCCATAAATTATTATTTTGATAGTAATTTCAACCCCGATGGGAGTTTAAAGAAAAAGAAGGATGCCTCTGAGTAAGGTCATCGACTTCTAATCATACGAGCAGCTGCCCATCTGAAAGTGAACATATGAATTATAATAGAAATAGCAATGATAGCAGGGTGATTCTTTTAATAGTCGCTATAATTGGCGCTATAACTCTACTGCTCTGGGGTTTTTCCGCACTCCTTGGATTGGATATGCAATCAGGGGGAATGTTTTTATTAGGTGCAATAATTGTTATCGCTCTCTTCATTGTCTCATTTTTTTTAGAGGAGTTGGTGAAATAATCCACCTCAGAAAAATTTGGCCGATTCTACTTGCGTTAGCTTGGGCCTGCTTTTGGCCCGCACTGAATTACTGGTCATCTCAAACACTCTTTGGGCACTTTGATACTCCTTGGTGGGCAACCTGGTATACGAAGGGAGGTGTACTTTTCGCCATCATCGGCTTGGGATATTTAATAAATAAGATATTTGAAGACTTCTAACATCATTTAATAATTTCGTTTTATTCCTGGCGCTTCATCATGGCAAGGATGGGAACATGAAGCTTGCCTAAGCGCTTCTACTCTAAGGTGCCGGCACTGACGCTGCCCACTAGAACGTCTACGTCGGTACCGGCGATCTGCACATAGAAATTCACCACGATAGCGGCAGTGTCGGTGTTACTGATTTGCAAGGCGCGCAATTCCTCATCATCGCCGCGTTCACTGCCGACGGTAAACAGCGTGACCTTGCCTCCTGCACCGGTCGCGTGACTGATCTGCGCTGCAAAGTTACCGACGCTTTGCACGAAGGATTGTTTACTGGATTTGGCCATGCGTTAGAGTCCCCCTCCAAAAGAGTAATCATCGTTGCCACCCCCACCGCCTCGGAGGTCGATCCCGTCTCCCTAAGCGGGCCAGGCGCTACCGTCGTACACATAAATCAGCCCGTCATCGCTGACCAAATAGGCCGCACCTGCGGTGAGCCGATGAGGTAGATGTGCGTAATCGGCCACCACACCGGCCAGCACAATGCCCGCGCGTGTGTTGGTAATCACACCGTTGCTGATATCGATCCCTGCCCCGCCCTCGTACACAGGGACACTGAACACCGGCACCTCTGGGTTGCTCACATCAATCATCACGCCGTGACCGGCATTAGCCGCCCCCAACGGCGTGCCCGCCTTCATGTAAGGCAGATCGTTCCAGGCGGTGAGGCCATCACCGATTTTCAATTTTCCCGTGTCGGTTTCTAAACCCAATTCGCCGCCGAGCAGCCGCTCATTACGCAACCTCCATGTCGCCGCCCTCCCGCGACGCACCACAAAGCGATACTGCAGGGTGTCAGCCATCCAGATTGCCTCCATCCACAATGACGCCCTCAAACACCGGCATGGCCTCGGCAGCGCTGATCGTACTGTCCTGCGGCGGCGGATCGGTCGGCGTGTACACAAAGGCATGGCGATGCGTGTGCAGGCTCGTGCCGCCGTTGTCGATGCTCCATAGCTCCATCGTCACCTGGCCGGTGGTGTTGAGTGAGACGGTGGCGCTGTCGGCACCCATCCTGGTGTGCTCGATCAGTAGCGCCCCGCTGCTGTCTGTGAAGCGCAGCCCGTAGCGTTGGTTGCGGGGCAAGGTGACACTGCCCATGCGATCGTCAACCAATTGGTCGGCTTGGGTGAGGCGCGCCCGATGTGCCCACGTCACCACGAACTCCCCAGACACCGCCTCAGGCCAATCCGCCGCGGCAATGGTCACCTTCCCAGGGGGATAAGGCCGCGCGGCGCGTCCTACAAATGTCAGTGGGAGCGCGGCAGCATCGGCTAGCGACAGCTGCGCACTGCCGGTATTGGTCAGTAATGCCACGTTAACCGTTTCGCCGTTGACATACTCGGTGAGATCGGTCGCAGCATTCTCTTCGTAGAACCAGATGCGCTCACCGGCTGCATGGATTGCAGCAACCGTATCGCCACAGCCGCGCCCCAGGGTGATACGCAGCTGGCGACCGACAGGCGTCATGCGATCCACGCGCACGATTTCGCTCCCCCACAGTGCCGCACTGCCAATGGCGACCTGGTCCAGCCGATACGGATCGGCGAGGCTAAATTCAGTCGCAATGCGGGTGACATCACCGGCAACGATGCGTGCGCAGGGGCACCATTGGCCATCACCAGCCACCCGATACTCACCGGTACCAGCATCAACTTGCAGCGTGTAATTGCGGCTGGTGGCAGGATCGTGTGCGACGGCGAGCAGATAACTGGCGTCCGCCGACAAGGCACTCAGATCGCGACTGGGCAGCGAGCGCACCAACTCAATGTAGGGCGCTTCAAAGACGTGTTGTGAGGTGATCGGCAGCGGCGGTGGCGCGGGCGCTACCCCACGACTGGCCGCCATCTCCACACTGAAGGACACAGGCAGGCGGTAAATATCCTGCGTCAACAGCAACGTGATTGCACCGCTTTTCAGCGAGCCACTTTGTGTGCTGCCAACAATGCACACCATGTCAGCAATCCCACGTTTGGGACACTGCAAGCGCACATACTGATTAGGCCGCAGTGCATAGGCAGCGCGTGTGGTTTTCAGCTCGAAGGTACGCAGTGGGGTGACGCTAGCACGCAATTCCCGTGCGGCGATGCGCAGCGCCAGTGGTGCGGTTGGAATTTCCGGATAGTCAATCGTCTGGTGAATGACACCATAGGCCTGTATCAGCGCCAGATCCTGCACCGGCGGCGTCGTGATGTCGGTTTTCTGGTCGGGGTCAAAATATTTGACCGACACGCTATTGACCGCATTGTCGAACACCGAGGGATGTTCCCTCCATTCCAGGATGGCATCGTCGGTGAGGATCGGCAGCGCCTCCAGCGTATAGATGCCGTTAGCAATGTCCAGGTGCAGCTTACCGTCCGTGCGATCGCGCGACACGCTACAGCCGCCGAGCCGTTGAATGCGGGTGCTAAAGGCATCGGCTGATTCGGCAGCCGGATCAAAGCAGGTACAGATGCCAAATCCCTGGCTGTGGTACCAATCGGCGCCTGCGCGAAAGCTGGCAGCGTCAATCCCCTCCAGCGGCTCACGGCCCATCTCAGCGTTAGTGTTGGCATAGTAGAGAACGTGCGCGACATTCATCGCCAACACGCCCGTGAACATTGCTGAGCGGATCAGGCCCACCATAGTAGTCGCATCACCGCCCAGCACCACCGCCGACGTCGTCCCAGGGACGTTGTGGACCATATCGGTATACGTCGTGTTGGCCAAATCAATATTGATGCCGTAGCACCGCAGGTGTGCCACCTGATCCACATCCGCACGCGCGGCCTGGGCGAGGGTGGCTGAAGGTGGGTCCGGCTCGCCATCGGTCATGAAAAATGCCACGCGGACCGCATTGGATGACGCTGCGGCGTAAAAGCTGGGCATGTCCATCGTACCGGCGGGAAAGTACGTGCCATACAACGCCTGGCGTGTGGCCACCCATGATTTCAGCTCAGCAATGCCCTGTGCAGTGCAGTTGCGCCGTAGAAGTGTCTGGCGATGATCAGGGGCATCACCGAACCCAACCAGCATGATGTCCACTGCGGTGCCGCTGGCGATGGACTGCCCCAGCTGATCAAGCGCCGCGTTGAGCGCGGTTTTCATGTTGTCCAGCCGCGACCGACCATTGCCGCCGACATAGTGCATGGAGCCGGACAAGTCGATGGCAAAATACACCGCCACACTGGGGGGCATCTGCATCCCGATCGCAGCTTTTTCTGGATACCAGCAGGCATCATGATCCCAGCCCTTAAGGATTCTGCGAATCTTGTAGCTGGCCGGTCGTGGATACGGATTCATCGCCCCGTACTTGCCGCCCTTCCACACCACAGTGGCAATGCCGCGCCACGCGGGCACCTGGGGGCCGAGCGTGGCAAGCAGATAACTGTGAGGCATCTGGTCGGCCTTGCCGAACAGCACATCGATGTCACCGACGATCCCGCCTTGATCTTTCTCGCCACCGAACAGGTGAGGCGCATCCACGTGGACCGTGCCGGTATCCGTGAGTTCCCCCGACCAGGCAGTACGATCCCCACCACGAAATTCTAGGAAAGCATCCAACGGGCCAACACCAAGCCCGTGATGGAACATCGGCAAATACCAGTAGCCGATGGTGGCCTTTTTCGACTTACCGCCCATCAATATGCCCCTGCTCGCACTGCTGCGCCCACGCCACCAGTGCGTTCGCCAGCGCATCCTTGGTTGCAGACAACGCCTCGGCTGCAATGCCGTTGCGTACAAAGTCACTCCAATCCAAGCCGTGATCCATGAAGAACTGGCGCGCCCCACCGCGGCAAAAACCAGCACGGCGGCTGAAATGAGGGATGGTGAACAAATGCTTGGTGGTGACGGTAAGTCCGGTCATTTCTTACCGCCCTTTGTTTTGATTGGAATCGTCCCCTGCATCTTCCAGGCCAGAATGAATTCATCACCGACCCAGACGGTGCCAAAGTGATGCTTCACCGCTTGACCGTCTTGAACGGTGGGCACCTGCGCCTGCTGTGGTTTGACCGGCTCCGGTTTTGGGCGCAACGCCGCCGACACGTAGGCCGCCACAACCGCAATCGCCAGTTGCCACACCCACCAGTAGACGGCCTGTGCGGGTGCGCCGTGCGGTGCAGGCAGCGCCGCGGCCACGCACACGCGCACCAGCTGCACAATGAGCACCAGCACGCCCAGGCCCAGCGCCCAGTGCTGGGCGCAGACGCCAGATGGCGTGTCATACCACCAGTAGCGCAGCCGCCACACCCAGAGGTGATACCAGCGGCGCAGGCGTGCAATCAGCCCCATGACATTGATACTCCCTCGGGCGTGTGGAGCGGACGATAGACCGCACCACCAAAGTGAATGGTGTTGCCCCGCGCTGCACAGGCGTCCCAGGTGCGCGGGCACGTTGGGAGCACCGTGATCTCTCAGTCATGGCGCCTCCTGATAGGTCGCGTGCACTTGGGCACGGCAGGCGGCCTGGGCGTTATATTTGTTGATTTCGTTGATGTACAAACCGATCACTCTGCGGAAGGTGGCGAAGATCTCTGGTTGTTCATTTGGAATCGGCGGTACTGGCAGGCGGGGGAGTCGGTTGCAGACCGCTTCTGAGGGCGTTGTTGGCAGTATCCCGGGCGGCGCTACGCTCGTGCACGATGCGAGGGGCAATGACGCTGCAATCAGTAAGTACACGAATAATGCGGATATGTCTGGTGTTTTCATCGGTGGCAATCCTGTTGTGAGTGACTGCTGCGGCGGCTGATCCACAGCAGTCATGCAACGATGAGCAGGAAGGGGGGAAAGGTCATCACGAGGCCCTGCCTTCACACAGGGCGCGTTCATCGGCACGGCGCAACACCAGGCCACGCACTTCGTCGCCTACGGCGTGTTTCCAGCGATCCAGTTCAGCGCTGGACGCTGGGCCAGTCGTGCATCCAGGTGACTTCAGGGCGCTTGGACCAGGCGTGGTAGAGGGGGAGGATGGCATCCACCAGTGATTCAACCAGGTTACCGTCGACGTCGCGGGGGGTGGGGACGATGTTGATGCCGCTGGGGCCGATGATGTTCTGGACTAAGGTGGATAGGCCGCCGCTGATGATGTCGTGGTTGCGGTCCAGGTGGCGTGCTTGGTTGCGCAGGGCCACGCCGGTCATGGTCACGATGGTATTGCCGCTGCCAAAGTCGCGGGAGGCTTGGCGCAGGTGGGTTTTTTCCGCCGCTTCATAGGCCTGTCGGTAGGCAACGGCTTTGACGCGGCTCTGGGCACGGGAGGCGGCCCAGGCTGGGGCAAGCTGGAGGAGGCCGCGGTCGAAGGCGGCAACGAGGCGGTGCAGGCGCGGGGGGGCGGTGGTCATGGTGCGTCTCCGCCGCTGTCTCTGCGGAAGTCGGCAATGGCAATGCGAACGGTGCCGCTTGTGGAGGGGGCGGCTTCTGCGGCGGCGCGACGCAGCCATTTGTCCAGTTCATCGCTGATCCATTTGGCATCGGCGCGGGTCACGTGGCGTTCGCCATACCGGACGGATTGGCCCAGCAGGACTTTGCGGTAGGCGTCTTTTAGGAGTGCAACTTGGTCGGTAGCAAGGCTCATATGTCTCTCTGGTGTTGGTTTGGAAGCCACTCGGTAAGCCTGGTGATGGGGCCTTTGGTGCGGCGCGTCGTGCGGTTCATAGACGCTTGTTC